TCAGATTTTATCTTTAGTGTAGGAGGCGAACTTTTTTAGTTCGTCTTCTTCTATTTTTTCAGTTATATCTAAATAGGTATCTGCAGTAGTCTTAATTGTTTTATGGCCTAATCGATTTGAAACAAATTTAATACTTGCTCCAGATTCCAAAAGTAAAACAGCGTGTGTATGTCTGAAACAGTGAGTTCCTTTATAATCCACGCCAGCAGCCTTGCAATACTTTTCGATACTTTCTCTCACAGTGGATGGAGTTAAATAATTTCCTAGATAGTTTTGGAAAATTATGTCATCATCATTTTTCTTAAAGGTTTGATTGCTTAAAATCATTTCGTTTTGTTTTAGTTTGAATTTTTTTAGCTCTTTCAGCAATGCATTACCTATTCCTATGGTACGGTATGATGATGTATTTTTTAATGTTGTTAATGTTAATTTATTATTGTTATCACGTCTTACTTGCCTTTCAATATTTATTTTATTATCTTCAATATCTGACCAACGTAACGCCAAAGCCTCACTAATTCGCAATCCTGTTTCGCTTAAAAAATACATAAGCATATAGTACAATTGATAATCTTTATATCGTTGGTGTTTGTACGTTTTCATATAATCAAGTATTTGTTTCAGTTCATTTAAACTGTAATATTTGACGTCATCTTTATTTAATTCAACGTTATCTTTCACTGGCACTTTAAGTCTATCTGCAGGATTCTTTTCTAAAACCTCTAATTCATGGACTGCATAATGTAATAAGCTTTTCATAACGGATAAATATTTTAGACGGGCTCCAAATGAATAAGCACTTTCGCCTTTTTTATTTTTTAATTCAGCATAATGGTCTAGCCATTCTTTTATATCATTTCTTCTAATTTTCATAACACGTTTGTTTCCGAAAAAAGGTCTAATATGTAAACGTGTTATTACTTCTATTTGTTCAAAAGTTGATTCCTTAACATTTTTCCTTTTATATTTAAGCCATTCTTCTACGACTTCATCAAATATCATGTTACGATCATTAAGAGTCTGACCATAATAAATGCGTTCTTCTACTTTTGCTGCTTCTATCTCCGCCTCTTTTTTTGTTCGAAATGTACCTATACTTCGTTCCTTTCCTTCGTTTGATACTCTTGCTTGCCATTTTCCACTAGGTAGTTTTCTAAATGTAGCCATAGAGTTTCTCCTTTCTTTAGTGCGTATTTATATTTTTTCTCTAATCTAATAATCACCACCTTTTATGGGAATGTTTGTTCTTTTTATGGTAAAATTTTTTTACCATCTATAGTTTTTAAAGAAAGTAGCTCTCTTGGAACTCCTTTTTCTTCAATTGCATCATAGATGGTAAAGCCTGAACAATTTTCAATATTAAATAATTCATCTGGTAATAATAGCTCGACAGCAAAAGTGTTAGCTTCTATTTCTAATTTATCCGTAGAAAATAATGTATTCTTCTTAAGGAATACAGTATTCGCTTCTGGATGTTGAACAACATGTCCAAGTTCATGAGCGGCGGTTAATAGTTGTTTTTCAGATGGTAAATTCTCATTGATATGAATTACTTTTGTACGGTGGGATCTACTATAATAGCCGTATATAGAACCTAATGATTCGAAAATAACAACTACTCCTAGTAGATCAGCCAACTTAAAAGGATCTCTTGTATCGTATTTTTCAACTAACTGTGCCACAATCTTTTTAATATCCACCAAAAACACCACCGTACTTTAATCTCTATATTTTTTAGGTGTAAACTTCTGTTTTGCTATGCGTTTAGTTAAACGTAAAGTATTTTCCCAAGAAGCAATTAATAGTTCTCTGTCTTCTTCGTCTAAATCTTCTAAAACTCTTCCATCAAAAGCTGCGAATGCATTATCTACGTCTTCACCATTAATTCTTTTCTTAAGTTCTCTTTGTATAGCAAGTTCATCTTTTTCAGTTAAATCGTAGTATCGCTTCTTATTAGTACGACCTAATAGGTAGTCAGTGCTAACATCGAAATAATTAGCTACTTTTTCTACGTTTTCTATTTTAGGTGAGGATGTATCCCATCTTCGAATTTGTCCATTAGAAATACCAACATTTCTTTCAACTTCTGCAAAAGTAACTTTTCCTTCATTACACAGAATTTTTATTCTTTCTACTAAACTCACTGATATCAACCTTTCAGAAGCCTATAAAAAAATATTTTAGCGTTCACGCTATTTTGTGGTTGACTAATAGCGCGAATATTAATATACTATGTTCATAAGCTAATTAATTGGCTAAAAAGACAATAAAAAATACGACCTATTTAAAAACATTTTCGTTGGGGAACGGTTTAAATGTTGGTTTAAAGGCTTTTAAAAAGTCTTATTTAGCTATGCATTTATAATAGCATGTACGCTAATTTAGGTCAACGGATTAGCGAATAATTTAGCTTAAAATTTTTCCAATTAAGTAAAGCGCTGTGATACCGAGCCAATGACGGTATGAAATCTATAAGGAGAGAAGGTGAAACAAATGCGGAATTCTCTAGTATTACATCCGACAGAAACTTTCGAGAATTATAAGAAGGTTATCAACTTTTTTATTGAAAGTGGAATTGACGAGGAACAAGTTGCAATTATCGCTAAAATGCTCCTCGCCCATTACGTGTGATTATTTCAGAACTTTCATACCTGATCTGTTTAACTTGTTGTGTTCATCTGCAACTTTAATAGCAGTTTGATAAAGTTCTAAAGCCTTTTTAGCAATTTCTTCTGGTGAATTTCCCGACACAGGATTTCCAGATACTACTGCTAAAGCAAAATCTTTTTTATCAATGTGTTTTGACATGTGTATCACCACCTATCTATTAAAGATAGGAACATTATACCAAATATTTAAAGCGCTGAGCTGGTAGCCAATGAACTAGCATAATCAGACTTATAGCTGATGTGACGGTAGCAACGTTAAGTTATTTCGAAAGGAGGCTAAGGTATGTCAGAAGAGTTAGGTGCTCTAGTACGTTCGGAATTATTCAAACGTAAGATGAGTCAAAAGGATTTAGCCAAAATGATTGGCATTTCAAGTGTCTATTTATCAGATATTATTCGTGGTAATAAAACCGGACCAAAGGCACAAGAACATATAAAGCATATTCGTAAGATTTTAGATATTTAAGGTAGGTGAGAAATCGTGTTGCAGGTACAAGTAAACGATGCAGAAGCTAAACAAATCTACTTAGATGCAATAGGAAAGAAATTAGAAGAATTCGATGCATCATTTGTATTTTGGGATTCCAATGAACTTAAGCGTAGAACGTGTATGAGTTGGAGTAGCATTCAAGATAACTTCTTTCATGATAAAGATTTTCCGAAAGCAAAGATTGGTGGTAAATGGTATTACCCAGCAAAAGAAGTTGAAGCGTTTTTACGGAATTGGATTTTGGAAAGGGTGAGTTAATTGAAAATCAAAGTAGCTGAATGGCGAGTGATGTCGGATGAGGAAAAACAAGCTGCTTTAAACAAGCGAGTAAGGGTGGTGAAGTGAATGAACATTAAACCAGTACCAGTTGCATTAGTAGGTGAAGCCTTAACAAGTGTTACGCCATTATATGAGCTACACCAAATTGCTTGCGAGTTACCTTTAAACGTTCTATCAGATGTTAAACAGCGAATAGGTGACTGGCTAGCAAGTGGTGGTAAAGAAACGGATCCATACATTAAGCAACAAGTTGCTTATGCAAAGAAAGTTTACCAGGCTATGAAGGGAGGTGAGTGTAAATGAAGGGAAGTTTCCATCAATCTCGTAGGCAATCAAATTTTTATAACTACTTGAAACCGGACAAGCAATTAGCTTATGCAAAGCAATGGGTAGCCACTTTGAATAGCAAATTATTAGAGCCTTTTGTAAAAATTACAGGAGCTACAAAGTACAACCGTGAAGTCTTTTACGAAATTGATATAGAAAAATTATTAAAAGTTGAGAAAGAAAATCAACTTTTACGAGAAGCACTTGAAAGTGCACAAAGCCAATTAATTTCAATCAGAGGATTAGATAGAGTACATGATAGCGAAATTACAGGGGTTTGTGCTGAAATACGAAAAACATTGGAAGGTGGAGAAATTTAATGAAATCAACAGGTATTGTACGTAAGGTAGATGAACTTGGTCGTGTGGTTATTCCAAAAGAGCTAAGACGTACTTTAGGAATCGAGGAAAAGGATCCAGTAGAAATCTACATTGATGGAGACAAAATCATCTTAAAAAAATATTTACCAGACGATGAAAAAGAAGATGTAATTTCATCTTTAGAAAAGATGGCTTCAAGTGCTAAAAATCCAAATGTAATAGATGTTATTGAACGTGCTATTAAATTAATTCGGTAGGTGAGACCATGCGTATAGGCTACACACACGCTGATGTATACGACCGCGAATCAGATTACTGGCAAGACATTGAGGATGCAGAGAATGCCCAAATCGAGGCACAAAAAAACTTGTCAAAGGCTGCAACCGATGACAAGCAGATACAAAAAATAAATCAAAATCAAATCACTGGTATTGTACCACAGGAGGATGCGAAATGACAAAGACGAAAAATGAGCGTATCACAACATTAGAAAACGAAGTAGCTGAATTAAAGCTAATCGTTCATGAATTACGTGGTAAGAAATCGATTAAGCCTTCCACAACTAATACTGTGGAGGACAAACCACTAACACCAAATCAACAACGTGCTGAGATTATTGAGAAGGCGAAGAAGTTTGTTAAGGAAAATTTGGCGAATGGAAGAACTAGTAATCGCACTGCGGAAAAAGGTAATAGCACATATCGTGATAATTATTATGAAGTAGATTTCTTTGTAAAAGAAGGGAAAGTAACAGCTGTTGTGTATTGGTTGGTATCTAACGAAAAAAGAATTGCAGAACCATCTAATGTTGGTCGTGCAAAATGTTCACCAAATGACGTATTCAACGAACACATTGGTAAAGCCATTGCACTAGGACGAGCGCTAGGTCTTGATGTTAGTGAGTTTGAACAGGCGGTGCAACCGACAATAGCTGTTGGTCAAATAGTTCACTCAGGAATGACTATATATGAAGTATTAACGTTAGAAAATATCTTCGGCAACGTCAAATACAAAGATGATAACGGATATTGGCAAGATGCCGAAGGTGGTTATTTACCAACAGAAACATGGTACACAATCATCAACGACACTAACGCTAAATACGAGGTATTTTAATGAACGACAGCATGTTAGAGGTACTAGGTGATTACTTTGTTGAACATAATCTAGCCAATAAAGGTTGGGAGTTTCATGAATTTATTCGTGAATGGCAGTTGGGAACAATCGTGATGACGAAGGGGTGAATATATGTGGGCCATAAACATTGGACGCCCAGGGAAATCAACTATGTAGCTGAAAAAGCATTGCTTGATTCTACTAACGCAGTGGTCAATATAAAACAGATGTCCAAGTATTTAAAGCGTAGTACAGGAGCAATTAATAATCAAATTACCAAATTAAGAAAAGCAGGAAAATTACCTCAAATTGAACGTGATAAAGCAATCGATACTTCTTATAGACCATATACCGAGGATGAAATTAAAAGAGTTAAGTACATGTTCCAAAAAGATAGCACTGTTAAGGAAATAGCTAATGCTCTTGATCGAACTGAATCGGCAATACAAAGTTTGATATTTAATTTAAGAAAAAAGGGGGTTATTGAATCACGCAAAAAAGAAGTATGGCAGCAGCATGAAGAAATCTATGTATTAAATAATATTAAATTTGATGAACATGGTTTTACGACTAATACAGAAGAAATGGCCAATTTTCTAGAAAAATCAGTTCAATCCGTTTCGAGGAAGATTACTAAATTACGGCAAAATGGTGCGATAACAATTCATGCAGATCGAACAAAGACAAGTGTAAAAGCTAAAAAAGCTCATGAACAATTTAATAATAAAAGGTTCGCTGGATACGAAAGGAAGGTGCCTGTAGTGGTTAATACGCCGAGTAAGGTTGAAGTTGTACAAGTTGTCCTAACTGTAACAGTCGGTGCTAAAGGTGAAGAAATACAACAATATTGGACATTTGATGGAAAATTACTTGCTGAAAATAAAAGGCCCACCGAGGGCAATCAGTGAGCCAAGAAATATACCACGAGACTAGTATAACACGGTTTCGTGAAAAAGGAGGAGAAAAAGGAAATGTCTATTAAAATTAATAAACTTGAAATAGAAAATGTAAAGCGAGTTAAGGCAGTAAAGATTGAGCCGACAGCAAATGGTTTAACTATCGTAGGTGGCAAAAACAATCAAGGAAAGACAAGTGTATTAGATGCTATTGCATGGGGATTAGGAGGTAATAAATACAAACCATCACAAGCTACACGTGAGGGATCAGTTATTCCTCCACACTTAAGTATTGTCCTTTCAAATGGATTAATTGTAGAACGTAAAGGGAAAAATTCTGATTTAAAAATAATTGATCCAAACGGAAAAAAAGGAGGTCAACAGCTATTAGATAGTTTTGTAGAGGAATTAGCTATTAATCTACCTAAATTTATGAACTCAACTAATAAAGAGAAAGCCAATATTCTATTACAAATTATTGGTGTTGGCACTCAATTATACGGGTTGGAAAAACAGGAGAACGAGCTATATAACCAACGTAGAGCAATAGGTCAGATTGCTGATCAAAAAACAAAATATGCGAAAGAACAACCATATTTTCCTGATGTGCCTAAAGAGTTGATATCTATTTCAGACTTAATTCAGCAACAGCAGTCAATTCTTGCAAGCAATGGCGAGAATCAACGTAAACGCGAACAACTAGCATTTATCGAACAAAAGCATATTCAACAGCAACAAGAAGTGGAACGCTTAAAACAACAACTATCTATTGCAGAAAATGCTCTATTGCAAACATCACAAGATTTAGAGATTGCAAAAAAATCTGCACTTGATTTACTGGATGAATCAACAGCTGAATTAGAAACAAATATTCAACAAATTGAGGATATTAACCGTAAAGTACGAGCTAATCTTGATAAAGAGAAAGCTGAATCGGACGCTCATGAATATCACAATCAATACAACCAATTAACGGTAAAGATTGAAGAGGTTCGTAATCAAAAATCGGCTTTATTACAAAGCGCTAATTTACCATTAGTAGGGTTATCTGTGCAAGATGGTGAGCTCATTTATAACGGTCAAAAATGGGACAACATGAGTGGCGCTGATCAATTAAAAGTATCTACAGCTATTGTACGAAAATTGAAACCTAACTGCGGTTTTATCCTACTAGACAAATTGGAACAGATGGATTTGGATTCACTGCACGAATTTGGCAAATGGCTAGAACAAGAAGGTTTACAGGCTATTGCTACTCGAGTAAGTACAGGTGAAGAGTGTTCAATCATTATTGAAGATGGTTATGTGGCAGGTCAGGATACTGTGCCAACAGTAGAACAAATTCAACACAAGACATGGAAAGCAGGTGAATTTTAATGGAAGTAATTAGTGGGAAAATCGCAAAAGCCAAAAAGGTCGTGTTGTATGGTCCAGAGGGTATCGGCAAATCTTCATTAGCAGCACAATTCCCTTCTCCTATTTTCATAGATACAGAAGGCTCCACTACTGAATTAATAGTAGATCGTCTGAAAAAGCCGTCTAGTTGGACTGAATTAAATCAACAAGTTGAGTGGGTAAAAGGACAAGCTGGACGTTTCAAAACGCTAGTTATTGATACTGTTGACTGGGCAGAGAGATTAACTATTGATTTTGTTACTAGCAGATCAAACAAACAAAGTATCACCAATTTTGGGTATGGTGAAGGCTTTATTCAACTTGAAGAGGAATTTGGTAAGTTTTTAAATAGATTATCTGATTTAGTTGAAATGGGGATTAATGTTGTTCTAACAGCTCATGCAAAAATAACTAAATTTGAGCAGCCTGACGAAATGGGTGCTTACGATCGTTATGAACTGAAACTAGGTAATAAAACGACTGCTAAAACAGCTGCATTGACTAAAGAGTGGGCTGATATGGTGTTATTCATTAATTACAAAACATTCAGTGTTGCAACAGATGACAAGGGCAAAAAGCATAAAGGTCAAGGTGGAGTTCGTACAGTTTACGCAACACATCATCCAGCGTGGGATGCTAAAAACCGACAAGGTTTACCCGATGAGTTTCCATTAGATTATGCAAATATTGCTCATATTTTTGGCCCAACGCAACAACCGGTACAAGTAACAGAAACGTGGTCAAGCCGTCCACTGGAACATCAAGAGCCAGTTCAAGCTCAACAGGCACCACAAGCTGCACCAATTGAGCAACCAATAGCACAACAAACACCAGAGCCGTCACAAACAGTGCCGAATGTTCCTAATCCACCAGTATTACCATTAAGTCCTGGAATACCACAAACATTAAGAGATTTAATGCTGCAGAATAACGTAACTGAACAAGAAATACAGGTTGTGGTGGGCCAAAAAGGTTACTACCCACAAGATACACCAATTACAAACTATGATCCTAGCTTTGTTGAAGGTGTATTAGTAGGGGCATGGCAACAAGTCTATGGAATGGTTGTTGAGTTTAGAGAAAGCTTACCGTTTGCATAAAAATAATATAAATTGGAGGAATTTTAAATGAATCAAGAAAGAGAATTAGGATGGGACGATGAGATTGAAAAGGATGGTAGTGATTTTATATTACTACCTGAAGGAGATTACGATTTCACTGTAGCAAAATTTGAACGTGGACGATTCCAAGGTAGTGCAAAAATGCCAGCTTGTAATCAAGCTAAGTTAGAGTTAACAGTTCATTCACCAGAACATGGCAATGTAGTAATCTTCCATAACTTATTGTTGCATACCAAAACAGAAGGCTTACTATCTAACTTTTTTGCAGGGATTGGCCAAAAGAAAAAAGGCGAAAAATTACGTATGAATTGGAATGCGGTAATTGGTGCTAGAGGAAGATTAAAGTTAGAAATTAATAAATTTATAAAGAATGATGGATCAGAAGGAACAAATAACCAGGTGAAAAAATTCTACTCTTATGAAGAAATTCAAGGACAACAACAGCAACAACCGAATTATCAACAGCCTGTACAACAACCACAATATCAACAACCAACATATCAGCAGCCAACACAGCAACAACATCAGCCACCATTCCCAACATCTAATCCACCACAGGGTGGGGGCGGATTCACACCAGGGCAGTTTTAGGAGGTAAGTAATTATGGAACTTAGAGACTACCAACAAGAAGCCCGTGAGTGTATTCAGAATGAATGGGAAAACGGTGTTAAAAAAACATTATTAGTGTTACCTACTGGGTGTGGGAAGACAATTGTATTTTCAAAAGTTATCGAAGATCGAGTAAAAAAGGGCGAGCGTGTTCTCGTCCTTGCCCATAGGGGGGAATTACTTGAACAGGCTGCAGACAAATTGGAGAAATCAACAGGGTTGAAAACTGCTACCGAAAAAGCTGAACAAACTTCAATAGGTAGTTGGTTTAGAGTAGTTGTTGGAAGTGTTCAAACCATGATGCGACAAAGCCGATTAGAACGGTTTCCGATAGACTTTTTTGACACAATTATTATAGATGAAGCACACCATTGTATCTCAGATAGTTACCAACGTGTGCTGCAGTATTTTGAACAAGCTTATGTATTAGGTGTAACAGCCACTCCTGACCGAGGAGATATGAAGAATCTAGGCTCCTATTTTGAAAGTCTTGCTTATGAATATACATTGCCTAAAGCAATAAAAAGTGGCTACCTCAGCCCAATTAAAGCCTTAACTATTCCTTTGAAACTAGACTTATCATCTGTAGGTCAACAAGCAGGAGATTTTAAATCAAGTGATTTAGGGAGCGCTCTTGATCCATATCTTGATTCTATTGCTGAAGAAATGTGTAAAGTAGCAAAAGATCGAAAGATAGTAGTTTTTCTACCTTTAGTTAAAACAAGTCAAAAATTTACTGAAATATTAAATCGAAAAGGATTCCGAGCTGCAGAAGTTAATGGAGATTCAAAAGACCGCGCTGAAATTTTGGAAGATTTCGATAATGATAAATACAACGTGCTTTGTAACTCTATGCTTCTTACAGAAGGTTGGGATTGTCCTTCAGTAGATTGTGTTGTAGTTCTTAGACCGACAAAAGTTCGTAGTTTATACAGTCAGATGGTAGGGCGTGGTACCCGACTTCATCCTGGTAAAACCGAATTACTATTACTAGATTTTTTGTGGCATACAGAACGACATGAATTGTGCCATCCTGCACATCTTATAGCTTCTAATGATGAAATTGCTCAAGCTATGACAAAGCAAATTGAAGAGGCTGGCATTCCACTAGATATAGAGGCAGTTGAAAAACAAGCTACTGAAGATGTCGTTGCTCAACGCGAGGAAGCTCTAGCTAAACAACTTGCAGAAATGAAGAAACGTAAACGCTCACTTGTTGATCCAGTGCAATTTGAAATGAGCATTCAAGCAGAAGATTTAGCCAATTATGTGCCTGCATTTGGGTGGGAAATGGGACCTGCAAGTGACAAACAAATAAAGAAACTCGAAAAGCTTGGCATATTCCCTGACCAAATCGAGAACGCTGGAAAAGCAACAAAGCTCCTTGAACGATTGGACAAGCGTCGTGAAGAGGGATTAACAACACCTAAGCAAATTCGATTCTTAGAAGGACGTGGCTTTGAGCATGTTGGCACATGGCCATTTGAAGACGCTAAAAAGCTAATTGATCGTATTGCTGCTAATGGATGGAGGATTCCTGAAGGCGTTATTCCAAGCACCTATCGTGGGGAATAGTTTAGTGGAGGTGTTATAGATGCAAGGACGCTGTATACAAGCTCCAGATAAATCAAACCTTGTGGAAGGTGAAATATACTATTTGTTTCCACATGGGGGATTAGCTTATAACGTAAGCAGATTTCCGCATCCAGGTGCTCATTTTGGTACCTATCAAAAAAGTCGTTTTGAAATCATAGTAGAAGAGGATGTAATGGTGCAAGAACTAAAAAGACCAGATAAGTTGCCAGTATTGAAATCAGGAAAGGTATACGAGGCAGAACTGATTTGGAAAAGTAAAGGCGCTTATGCTCCATTAGGTAAGTATTACATCACATCTACTGAAGGTTGTTATGCAAACGAGCAAGATTGCTATTTTTACGATGATTCAAAGCTCCAAAAGGTAAGAGGAAGGTATCCCATTCAATGGTTTACAAACTTAAAAGAGTTTGGCACAGAAAATATAAAGGAATTACCTCGAGAGAGTTGGAAACAGATGGACTTATTCAACATCGATATTAGTTCAGAATTAGTTTAATAAACGGTTTATTTAGAGAGGAGAAAGATAATGCCAGAACAAATTAAATTAGGCGAATTACAGCCAGGGAAAATGTTCAAAAGAGGTGATACTTACGGATTTAAAAGTGAGTACCGTAACGAAAAAGGAATTTGCGAATGTTACATCATTGGTTCAGGGGAAATGTTTTGGGGAGGTACTGGTAATCCGAACAATTTAAAAGTAGAGCCTATTGATTTTAATGAACTCATGAAGGATATTGAGATGCTAAACAAAATCAAAAATGAAGCAGATGAATTATACGCTGAAGAAATTGATCTATCAGATTTCGGTGAACGTGTTTCAAATATTATCTAGTAATTAGGGGGAATAATTAAATGAGAAAAGTAATTTTTGACGTAACACCAGACACTATTCAAAAGGTAACTGAACAGATTACCGAAAACAATCCAGATAGCATTGCAGTTTTAGCACCTCCTTCTGGGAATATTTCGGTACATGCACCAAGTAAAACAGGTAAACACAAAGGGTATCATCGTATCAAACTAGAGGTATGGATTCCAGAGGATGCGATTAAAGGAGAAGATGCATTCCGTGATTTTGGAGTGGTAACTTTACTACGTTTGCCTAAATCAAGAGTGCAGCCGCATTTAATTCGTGGTGAGGATGAATGATCATTGGAAAAGATATTGTTCAGGTGAAAGGGGTTAAAAACTAATGAAAAAAACAATCCAAGTGTTATATGGACAAGCGAAAGCATTGAATGCGGGGCAAGCGCATTTTAAAGCAAATCACATATTTGGGGATGAAGGAGCCAATGCAGTTATTTCTGTGTATATAGGAGAAAGACCTTCTAATGAAGTTTTAGATGATTTAGTTGAGTGGGCGGAAGATAATAAAAACCAAGAATTATTAGATAAAATTCAAAATTTAGCTGAATTAACTAGCTGAACAATTTGAAGAAAATGTACATTTAAAAACACTCAGCATTACAGGTGGTGAGCCAATGATGAGTAATAATTCTGTTCAAAACTAAGAAACAAGGTAGGTGAGACCCTTGGAAAATAAAATGGATTTAATCCCATTACTAAAATACATCGATCCATCCAGTCTAGACTATCAGGAATGGCTAAATATCGGTATGGCTCTTAAACACGAGGGCTATACGGCAAGTGATTGGGATACTTGGAGCACGCGAGATGGGGCACGTTATCGACCAGGCGAATGCTTCAAAAAATGGACTACGTTCGAAGGTAGTGGGATAACAGGGGCAACTATCACACAGATGGCAAAAGATGGTGGTTGGCTACCTAAATCGTCTAATGATTTAGATGCTCACGAGCTGGATTGGAACGACGAAATTAGTGTAGACGATTATAAAATTATCGATAAAAACTGGATTGAAGGTCGAGAGATTCATGAACCTGTAGTATGGAATCCGGTTCGTGAGATTACTCGCTATTTGGAAACACTCTTTCAATCTACTGAAAATGTTGGCTATGTAACTGAAACATATCAATTAATGGATGAAAAAACAGGTGATACGATTTATAAACCTACTTCAGGGGCGTACGATCGTACAGCTGGACAATTAATTGAATTACTAAATAAATGTGATGGGGATATCGGCTCAATCATCGGGGACTACAAAGAAGAGGCTGGTGCATGGATTCGTTTCAATCCTTTGGACGGAAAAGGTGTAAAAAACGATAACGTCTCTGATTTCCGTTATGCATTAGTTGAATCGGACAACATGGAGATTGAAAAGCAAAACGCTATTATGCGTGAATTAGAATTACCCATTGCTATTATGGTCCACAGTGGGAAACGAAGTATCCATGCAATTGTTCGAGTTGATGCTCCTAACTATGAAGAATATCGCAAACGCGTTGATTACCTGTATAACGTCTGTAAGAAAAACGGATTAAACATCGATAACCAAAATCGAAATCCATCACGGTTAAGTAGGTTGCCAGGGATTGTCCGGAACGGCAAAAAGCAATTTATAATCGATACCAATATTGGTAAGGCCGACTGGGATGAATGGCATGAATGGATTGAGGATTTAAACGATGACCTTCCTGAAATAGAAAGCTTAGAAGATGTATTTGATAATCTTCCGGATTTAGCACCTCCATTAATAGACGGAGTGCTTAGACAAGGTCACAAAATGTTAATTGCTGGACCATCGAAAGCTGGTAAATCTTTTGCGCTAATCGGGTTATCAATAGCGATTGCGGAAGGTTCTAAATGGTTAGGTTGGCCGTGCACCCAAGGGAAAGTATTATATGTCAACTTAGAATTAGATAGAGCAAGTGCATTACATCGATTTAAAGACGTATATCAAGCATTAAGATTACCTGCAAAAAACTTTAACAATATTGATATTTGGAATTTACGAGGCAAGACAGTACCAATGGACAAGCTTGCTCCAAAGTTGATTCGTAGAGCTCAAAAAAAGGGCTACATTGCTGTCATCATTGACCCGATTTACAAGGTGTTAACAGGGGATGAAAACAGCGCTGACCAGATGGCTCACTTTACCAATCAATTCGATAAAATTGCTACTGAATTAGGTAGTAGCGTTATTTACTGTCACCATCACTCAAAAGGTGGACAAGGTAACAAAAAGTCAATGGATCGTGCTTCGGGTTCAGGAGTATTCGCACGTGATCCAGATGCCTTAATTGACTTAGTAGAGTTAGATTTAACAGATGAACTTATTAAACAACAAGAAGCTAAGGTAACTGCTGACATATATACAAATGCTATTAAACAGACTAATTTCAACTATTACGATGAACATATAGGTCCAGATGATGAGCAAAGCTTATCTCAAATGTACAATCATGCTAAACGTGCATTAACTTCAGAAGTTGCTGCTCAAGCTGAGGTTGAGATTGCGAATGCTATGAAGATTATCTCAATGCGTTCAGCTTGGCGTGTAGAAGGAACGTTGCGTGAATATCCAAAGTTTGAAGCCGTTAATATGTGGTTCCAGTATCCGGTACACAGAGTTGATGAAACGGGGATACTTAAGGACATTAAGCTAGATGATGGAAACACACCAACATGGAAAAAGAATTTCGATAAAGGTAATAAGAAATCACCTCAGCAAGCAAAACAAGAACGTATCGAAGCACTTGAATCTGCTTACGAAGCATGTGGGATTGATGAAAAAATTACAGTTAGTGCTTTAGCTGAATACATGGGCATCTCAGAAAAAACAGTAAGAAATCGTATTAAAGAGCATGGCGGTTTTTGGGTAGCTGAAGGAGATGTAGGTAGAAAATGACGAGGGAAATTCTCGAACGGAAACAGTTTCCTTCACAAAGGAAAAACTCGAAGGGAAACGTTTCTCTGTAAGGGAAATTATCGACAGTTTCCCTACTTTCCTTGTGAGGGAAAAACTCGATAATTTTCGAAAATTTCCGAGGGAAGGGAAAGTGCTATATATATAAATATATAAAAATGGGTTTCCCTCCCGTAGGTCGTAGAGAAAAAAAGTGGTGGGCTTAAGCACAGCCCGCCACACCATTTTTCTCATCCTACGACAATGCAAAATTTTTAAAAATAAAAAAAGGGGACGGAATAAAATGGCGTACAAAAAGAGAAGCAAAAATTTAGAGGTAGCTAGAAATTTACCTCCCTCATATCACACATTACCAGGAGAGGTGTTTGATATTAGAAATAGTGAGGTTATTAATTGGCTGATTAAACAGCCAGAGATTTTGAATTACCTTTGGAACAATATTAAAAATTCAGATGATGTTGAGTACAATCCTGCAACCGGTGTATGGACAGGGGTTGAATATAATGTTGACTGAATTTTTCATGCCAATGATTCCACCGACAACAACCCATCAGCAAAAACAGGTAATGGTTCGTGACGGTAAACCTGTATTCTATGAGCCAGCGGAGTTAAAAGCAGCACGTGCTAAGTTAATGGCTTATTTAGGGCAGCATGTTCCGAAAAATAAATACGACAAATCTATTAGGCTAATGGCGAAATGGTGTTTCCCGATAACCGGCAAGCATCAGGACGGTGAATACAAATACACAAGACCTGATACAGATAACTTACAAAAGTTGCTTAAGGATTGCATGACTGACGTGGGCTACTGGAAAGATGATGCTTTAGTAGTTTCAGAGATTGTTGAAAAGTTCTGGGCAAGGATCCCTGGTATTTATATTCGAATCGAGGAGATTTGATGGACTATAAAGCTTTTTATGAAGAAATTGCCAATTGGATCATGCAAGTAAATCAGGTAGCTGTGCAGCATGGAATGGATAGCACTGAATTTTGGAATTGGGTTTCTGGGTCCATGGGCGAAATAGCGAACAAGTACAATAACAATAAATTAGTGCAGAAACAAATGGTTATGCTTTTTTCGTGGCTAGAAGATGTGTACGCAGAAACGAAAAGAAAGTGATGTGATGAACATGAAACAAGCTAAATTAATCGAAGAGGTAACGCAAATTGCAACGTTGAAGGCTATTGAAGTGTTCAATGCCCAGAAAGAAGAAGAACTGCAACGCGAAAAGGATAAGCGCCTTTACAATACAAAGCTGCTGTTGAAGCATTACCACACCTTCCGAAAATACGTCGAAGATGTGAAGGAGGATGCAGAGCCAGAAACACCAATTCAAAAATTGATTTTGAATGAAAAAGATATCGTTGAATCTGTAAGAGCAACAACAGAGCGCACAGTGGAAATGGTGAAGCACTTGGATAGAGCTATGGATGCACTAGCCTATATTTGTGAACGTGAAGAAACTAAACACTATGAAATTTTGCATAAGAGATTTGTAGAAGGTTTACAAATACCAATAATTGCAGATGAGTACGAAATAAATAATCGTACGGTGTATAAGTTGATAGATACAGCAGCAGAAAGACTTGCGACTCTTTTATTTGGGGTGTACGGACTAAAAATTGAGTAAGGGCAATTTAAGGACATTCCCAAGGGCAATACGACCGTGTTAATATGCTAGTATCGACAATTTATTAAAAGCACTGATCTCCCCTTGATCAGTGCTTTTTCAACTTACTGTTTACTTACACAATTATGATATGGTAGAATGAGAACGTAAGTTCTGTAGTGCATTTGGTTGATTCCTTTGGAATATCGCGTATAATTTTGTATAAAATTGTCGATAATTTAGGGGGATATAATTATGAATCTTAGAGATGTTGAAAATATTATTGAGGCTCATCCTGACCCTCAAGGGAGACTTTCAGTTTTGTTTGTCAGTAAAAGAGGGCTAAACTATGAAGCATTTAATCCAACAGTTTCAAATGAGGTTCAAGAGAAACTAATGGACATTTTTTTAAATACCGTAAGAGGCTTTATAAAGGATGAATTGATACCAGCGGACTTTAACCCTAGTGGACAGGAACCTGGTACCTTTTCAGTGTGTCCACAAGAATACACTGGGAATTTCCATGAAGTAATCGATCTGTTTGAAAATGTTGTTCAAGAGGAATTACCTATAGAGGATATAAGTTTTTTAATCCATAGGTTACGCATAAATAACGATAACGAAGATGTTAAATACTTATATCTTTTTAGAAGAAATACAAAAATGAAAAAACTTAGAAAAGGATTTTGGTTACAAAAAATCCGTAATGAGTATGATGTTTTAGACTCAGAGTTAATCGGAGTTGATAATTTTATAGACGCAATAGCTTATGAGGATGAGATTGCATTTTTTGCGCATATTTCAGCTGAGCGTATTTTCAACTTAAGAGAGAAATTTGCAGAAAATGCACAATTGGTTTTAGAAGAACTTAGAGGCTTTAACGTTTTTGATAATTTTGAGGAATTTGTTGATGATTCTTTAGAAGATGCGAGGGTGACTAGAAGGTTAACTAAAATACATTATAATCCGGCTATCCTCCAATTATTTCAGGCAAACTACGAAAATGTACCTGAAGTAATCGAAGAGTTTGACCTCAACATTAATTTTGATGAAAGTAGTAATAAAATTATTTATGAGGGCCGAGAACAACTAAGTGATATCACCATGTTGATAAGAGACGCATATTATAAAACAGTCTTAGCAAATAGGAAGGGTGTCGATGATTATAATAATTAAGCCTTAAATGGGGAAAGGGTGAGAAGTAATGTTAACTAACGCCTATAAAGGTCTTCTGTTCATTTCATCTTTTTTACCCTTATATATTATTTTAATGGTACAATTTTCTGATTTCGATAAAAGTTTAAAGTCTAATATAGTCGATCACAGAATAGCATATTCTGTTTTGATGGGGCTAATAGTTGTATCAATCGTATCTTTCTTGTATTTTTTATTTTGCAAAATGAACAGAGAAGAAAACTTTGGAAGCGTAGAAAGTGCTAATAGCGAAATTTTATCCTACTTCATTACGTATATTGTCCCCCTTACTACGCTTAAAGAGAATGATATTAATTCAATAATTGTTAATTTGATTTTATTTGTGGTTATGGGAGTTTTTTATGTAAGTGAGAACCAATTCTATCTGAACGTTCTTTTTAAATTTACAGGATTTAACGTTTATCAAGATGAGAATAAAAAAATTATAATTTCCAAGAAGGGTGCAGATAAAATAAATAATAAATCGCACGTTCAAGTGAAAAAATTAGGAAATAAAGTATTCTTGATAAATAAAAAATAAGGTCACATCTAACAAGGTGTGGCTTTTTAGTATTTATAAAGCAACTAGCATAATGGGGGTGATGCCATTGATTGAACGTAAATTAACAGTAAAGCAACAAGCGTTTGCTGATTATTATATTGAACTAGGAAATGCTACAGATGCATATTTGAAGGCGTATCCTAATGTTAAGAAAGAAGCGACAGCGAGAGCTAATGGAAGTAGATTGCTAACAAATGCTAACGTTAAAGCTTATATAGATGAACGCATGGAGGAATTGAAATCCGAGCGAGTAGCTGACCAGCAAGAAGTATTAGAAACATTGACGGCTATTCTTCGCGGTGATGCAACTGCTGCAACGTTGAGAAGTATAGATGTTGGGGTACAAAAGATTGAAGAAAATATGCCTCCTACGATGACCGAGCGAATAAGAGCTGCTGAACTAATAGGGAAACGACATGGCCTATGGATTGATAAACAAGAGATTAACGCAAATGTTACTCCTGTATTTGTTGATGACATAAGTGGTGATAACAATGACGGTTAAAAAACTATCTGAATTGATACCACCAGCATTTCATCCGGTATGGAAAGCCTCCATTGCATCCGATATTTTAAACGTTGTGTGTAAGGGCGGTCGTGGTTCTGGTAAATCATCAGACATAGCGCATATCATTGTACAATTGCTTATGAGATACGCTGTTAACGCTGTAGGCATACGTAAAGTGGATAATACCATTGAGACATCTATATTTGAGCAAATGAAGTGGGCCATTAACGAGCAAGGTGTTTCGCATCTCTTTAAAATCAATAAGTCACCTATGCGGATAACTTATATTCCGCGTGGTAACTACATGATTTTCCGTGGTGCACAAGATCCTACTCGAATTAAATCATTAAAGAGTGCCAACTTTCCATTTGCGCTGGCTTGGCTAGAGGAATTAGCTGAATTTAAGACAGAAGAAGAAGTAACGACCATTACCAACTCATTACTACGTGGTGAGCTTGAGAATGGTCTTTTTTATAAGTTTTTTTACACATATAACCCACCGAAGCGTAAACAGTCCTGGGTGAACAAAAAGTATGAGAGTTCATTTCAGCCTGATAACACATTTGTTCATAAGTCAACTTACCTTGATAACCCTTTTATCTCAAAACAGTTTATCGAGGAAGCAGAGGCAGCCAAACAGCGCAATGAATTACGGTATAGATGGGAATATCTTGGTGAAGCGATAGGGAGTGGTGTTGTGCCGTTTGATAACCTACAAATTGAAAAAGGTTCGATTACTGATGAAATGGTTGCAGCCTTTGACAATATCCGTAATGGTGTTGACTTTGGGTATGCTACTGATCCGCTGGCATTTGTACGTTGGCATTATGACAAAAAGAAAAATGGTATTTATGCTGTCGATGAAATTTACGGTGTGAAAATAAGCAATAGAGAATTTGCGAAACAACTACAACGAAAAGGGTATCAATCAGATGAAATTTATGCTGATAGTGCTGAACCTAAGTCCATAGCAGAGTTAAAAAACGATCAT